ATCAGCATACGGATCTATACCTATGTGCATGTAGTTATTAACTACATTGTCCATGATAATTTTTGAACCGAGTCCTTCTCTGACTCCAATCTCACATGAATAATGTCCTTCACAATCAAAATTTTTAGCCCACTTTTGAAGTAGGTTATATTCTGCACTATCTCCCTTTATCATACCAACTAGTATCTCTCCCTTCTTTTTTGCACCACAAATAATGGTTATGTAAAATTGTACTAGTCTCCTTGCTTACTGCTCGTTTGGTCCTTGCCACCTGTAGCCTCCCTTAGTTTAGATTGCAGAAATTGTTTTTGCTTTGTTAGCATGTCAACTTCATCATTTAATTTCTTTATGATTCCATTTAGTTCTTTAACTAAAACAGATTCTAAAGTTAGTCTTTGTGTTACAATTGATTTGCTTCTTTGTTCATCCATCATTATTTCTCCTTGTGAGTTACATAGCGGACACTGGTATATGGTTTCCGTCTGACTCTCGATAGATTCCTTTACTTTGATATAACCGTTTCCACGGCATCGAGGGCATATCTTCATCATCTTTCTCCATCCTTTCCAGTACTTGATTAACTTTTTTTCTAACTAAGTTTCCATCTAACTCTGCCATTGAACAAACAGAATCAAAGTCTCTGTTTGGTAATGATACATAATCTATTTCATGAAATCTTCGTTTCGCATAAAGTTCTTTGTATTTCACAATTTGTTTTTTTATTTTGATTGCATCTTCAATTGATACTATCAAAACATTTCTCCAAAGATTACGTAATGGATTAAATGTATCGTGTATGTTAACTGCTTTTAGACCCAAGTCTGCCATTTAATTTCCTCGCTTTCTCGTTGATTAATATGTCTAAAGCTTTTGCTCTAGATACTTCTGCGTCAGGTACAATCACTTTTCTGATTTTATCTAACTTGTTGCAACTACCGTGTGATAATGCAACTGATTTATATTTACTTATATCTGTCATAATATTCATTCCTTTGTTAAGTCACAATATATAGGATAATTATATCGTTTGTCAATAGGTATTTAGCGGCCTGATCTGCCTTGTCGGTTATATTTTTTAAAATCACGTTTCTCATTTTTGTTCTTTCTTTTTTTATGAATTCCTGGTCTCTTCTTAGGCTTTGCTCTAGGTATGAAGTGTGTGAATTTTTGTTTAGCCATTACTTTTATTTAATTTAACATTACCACAAAAATAAGAAACATACAATCTTTCCTCACTCATGTTTATTTCTATTTGATCTACAAATTCTACAATTAATTCACCGCCCCTTTTAATACATGAGGACCAATCTTCAAATTGATAATCATAATCCATAGGAGGTCCACAAGTTTTAGAAATAGAAGAGCATATAAACATGACTAAGAAAAATTTCATTATTTTACCAAAATGTTACAAGTTACTCTTTGCCAGTTATATGTTTCTGACAAAGGTGATTCTCCTTTGTGAAATTCGTTTGAGTCAAATATTATAGCACTACCCGGTTTAAATTCAAATTTTTCTCCATCAACATAAAATGAACCCCTCCAATCAGGTTGCCAAATGGGAGTCATAAACAATAAAATAGATTTTGTACCAGTATCTTCATCATCATCTCTGTGTAACCAGTGTTGAGTTTTTTTACCACTATAAGTAGCATTAAACCACATTCTAAATACAGAAGTTGGAATACCTATATTTTTTTCCTCTAGTAAAGCATGTATTCTATGAACTAAAGTTTGACCCCACATAAAAAAAACATTATTTTTTATTATTTCATTATTATCTTTTACTTGTAATACGGGACCTGAGTTAAATTCAAATCTACTGTTTTCATTTTTAAAACTAGATATAGCATTAATGTTCCAACCATCACTACCAATTAAATTGCTATATAAAAAATGTAATTCTTTTTGGGAAAGAACATTATCCAATACTATTGTTTTCATAATTTCTGTATTCTTCTACCATAAAAACCAATTGATGCAATAATTCTAGGTGTAAGTCCAATTACTTTATGTTTTAAATCTTTTGGTATAAAAATCATGTCACCTTTTTCAATGGTGTAGTCTTCATTTATATTACTATAAACTCTGTAAATAGTTTTACCTTCAAGACCTATTATAAAAACATCTTCTATGTCTACATGAGTATTACCTATTTGAGAAACAAAACTAAAAAATAAATCCACTGCATCTTTTTCATTCCTTTCATATTTTAAAAGTCTACGTAAAAAATCACTAAAAGTTTTAAATTCTTCTAAACAATTATTTACTGCAAACATTTGAAACACATCTTTTAAATTTCCACCATTTGTTTTGTTAACAATTTCTAAAGAGTTTTCTTCCATTAATTGACTTAATAAATTAAAATCATATTTTCTTTCTAACAAAGCAAAATTTTTTATTAATGTTACTTTGTTTTCTTTTATAGAAACTAACTCAGGTTGTTTTATTAACATTACTTTATATTATTTTCTTTTATCCATTTTTTATCAGATTCATCTAATTTTAAATATCTAATACGTCCATTAATATGTTGTTTAGTATCGTGGCCACAGTTAGTGCATCTATAAAATTCAGATACGATAGCCACCAAGATAGCTTCCTCTTCACATTCTTCACACAGTCCATGCACTGTGTCTATTTTTCTAAACGCTTCTATTGATTTTTTATCTATTTTACTCATTTTCTATAAAATATATTTAGCGTGTATCTTGGAGAACTTTCACCTAAAGCTTGTAGATTTGTATGACGAATATTTGAATCAAAAAACAAAACCCTGTTTTTTTCAAAACCAACATATCTATCTATGTCTCCTTCATTGTTATAAAAACCTGTTCCATTATGTAATAAAGATTTTCCTTTTAAATAGCATAAAAAATTATATTCTGTTTCAGAATCAATGTGGGGTAAAACTTTTGTAAAACTATGTCTTAATCTAAAGGAACATTCAACTGCTTTTAATTCTATATCTTTAAAAAATGTTTTTTTTATTTTATCAAATAACCATTTATTTTCTTTATCCGGATTAAAATTGTGAGAAAAAAATCCTAAAGCTGTTCCAGAATCATTCTTACCATGTTTTAATTGAATTCTATTTAAGTTACTAACTAAAATATTTAACTCTTTTTCGTTAAAAAAATCGTCAACAACAGCAATATCTATTTTACTCATTTTTTATAAAATATATTTAATGTGTATCTAGGAGAACTTTCTCCTAAAGATTGAAGATCAGAATGAAAAATAAGTGAGTTATAAAATATGATTCTATTTTCTTTAAATCCAACATACCTATCTAAATTTGTATCGTCATTATAAAATCCAGTTCCATTGTACATTAATTCTTTTCCTTTTAAATAAGCTAAAAATGCATAATCTGAAAAATCATCTTGATGAGGCAACATTTTTTCAGAATTATGTCTTAGTCTAAAAGCACACTCATTAGAAATTGGTTTTAAATTTATATTTTTAAAAAGGTTTTTTTTAATTTTATCAAACAACCATATATTTTCTTTGTTTTCTTCAAAACCATGACCAAAACCATATTTGTCACCTTTTTTATTTTGTTGATGTTCAAAATTTATTTTGTTTAAATTACTAACTAAAATATTTAACTCTTTCTCGTTAAAGAAATCGTCAACAACAGTAATATCTTTCATAGTTATACTATATCTTTCGCTTTTCCAATTATTGGTTTGTATTTTGTTTTACCTTCTGATTTATACGCGTGCATAAACTGCTCACGTCTTCCTTCTGGAATCCAACTACAATGTATCCACCCACTGTTAGGTTCACCTGGAGTATAGAACTCAAGGATGAGCTGATCTGTTTCTAGGTTCTGTTTAATCCAATCAGCGACTTCAGCGTTGTCAACTCCAACACATTCGAAGTCCGCCGCTTCAGCTTTTGCATGTTGGCTGTTCTGACTTGATCCTATGGCAAGGCACAGCTCTATACTACGGAACCCGCTAGTCACCTTGACTCTACCAAAATGGTCCCGGACGGGCTGTAATATATTTTCACACAAGTCTTTTAATTTCTCTATTTGACCTGCGTTTGGATTATTATTAATCCCTTTACGAACAGCTGTGTCCGATTTAATTAATTCTAAAAGGGTAAAATTACGTGAAAGATTCATTATAAATATATATCTGCAACAATATTAATTCTAAGTTTATTTACATATTTTTTTACTGGTCTATGTTCAATGTTTGATTTCCAAACATACCATGTATTTATATCTGGTTCAATAGTAAAACCATCTTTAAATTCAGTCCCAACTGAATCATTTAAATAACAAATAGCGCTAAATTTATTTTTATCATTTCCGTGACTGTGCCATTCAGAGTTTATATTACTTTCTGGAAAAGTAATAAAGCACCACATTTTATCAATTTCACTAACTTTAAATGTAGATTTTAAAGATTCTTGAAAGATAGGAAAATAATTATGTAGGTTAGAATCACTTTGATATTTAGGGTGATCACAAGTTTTAAATTGCTGACAACATGGGTTACCTTTTAAATATAATATAAGTGCATTTTTAATAGAATCATTATTTATTTTTTTAAGAATAGGACAGGGTTTCATTATCATAAAATAATTCCATTTTGCCATTTCCACAAAAAAGAAGAATTTTTTATACTGTTATATACGTAATAATCTAGTTGTAGATGTTTCATTACTTCTTCTTTATCAATATCTAATTCAATATTTTTTTTACCAACACTTTCATATTCAATTTTATTAAAATGCATTTTTAAAAAAAGTGAAAGATCTTTTATATCAACATACCAATCTATGTGTGTATTAATTAAATAAGGCACTTGTGACCCAGTGTGATTTATTCTACCTTCATCTCTTTTTTTTATATTAATTAAAGATTGATATAAATCTTCTTTATCTATATCTTTTAGTTCTAAATTTTGAAGAGCTAAATCATATTTTAAACCTGATATAAATCTTTCATAAGGATCTCTTATAACAGTCCACCTAACTTTATCTAAATTAATATCAAATGTTGGAGTATAATCTAAACTTTCCATACATTTTAAAACACTGGTAGAACCATTTTTATGTATTAATAAATATTGAAACTTATCTGTTTCAAAAAATTCAACGTTTTGAAAAAACACTTTTACTTTCTATTATTTTGATTCAATAACTATCTTATCAATTGTTTCGCTTCCGTCAATATTAATAGAGATATAAGCTTCTACCTCTCCACACATTAATTGCTTGTTTTTCATGTCCATGTTTCTCTGAGCTTCTCTTTTCATCTTGAGGCAAGTCCCCATCGATTCCTGAATACGGTGCTCTACTAATTGACCATTTAAAAATAAACAAAGTGCTATAACAAATTTAGTCATTAATGGTCCCCATTTCCATTTGCAAATTTAATATCTCTTGTTGCATCTTTTAATTTTTCTATATCTGCTTTTAGTTTTTCAATTTCTTTTTCATGTGCTTTTAACATTACACCTGTGTGAACATTGTCTTCTAATTGTTTCTGCATCTTCTCTATTTGGGTCGCCTGCCATTCCAGGATCATGAATTGCTCCTGGTCTATAGGCTTTTGAACTGATGCTTCTAATAAATCTTTTTCAAATAATTGATTCTTTGTTTCTAACCGGTTGAGTCTTTCAATCACACCGAATGCAAACCAGGCGCCAATGGCTACGGCTCCGACCAATGAAATTAAGTTCCTTAACGGGAGACCGATTGAAGTGTTCTCTGAAATTTTGATGTTAGACATTAGGTCCTCCACACAAAGCCAAAACAACTAACATAATAATTAATAAACCTGTTGCATAATAATTCATCGTAGCTATCTCTAACATTTTAAATTTATTTTTTATCCTCGATATCATAAAACATTTTATCAGAATCTTCAGTTACCCAGTCGTCTCCTTCTACGTCCCAGTATGTTGTTTGCACCTTATAGTCTGGCCAATCGTTTTCTGTTGTGTAGCTGTTAACATGCCAAATGATTCTGTTATTTGGCTGAGCTGCATAATTACCATTTTTCAACGCTAATATGTGTGCACACTTGTGCTCTTGCGGTATTTCAGAATGTTCCGTATTAAGTATATTAGTCTCTGGATGCGCCCAGTCAATAGTAAATAAGTATTGACCTTTGTAAAATTTTTTATCTTTACCTAGATATTTTCCATCTATACCAGCCAACCAATCAAAACAATGCACGCTAGGATAATAACTAAAACAATTCCACAGCTGTAATTGGTCTGCCGACATATCCGGCACATCGGCTCTAGAAAACTCTTTTTGAAAAAACGCTGATATAGGCAAACGCCAAAAGCACGCACCGTTGGGTAGCATGATGTTAAATAAGAGTGCACGACCTGATATAGAGCTAATACCAAAGATAACGCATTCACGACTGTCTTTCTTATATTTTTCATCCATGTCATAGAGATACTCCCTTCTTATTTTACAATAAATTGGCGGTATATTAGCATTTAAGTAAGACATAGTACATAATTATTTTTTATCAAAAAATATACTTGTTGTAAATCTATAACTTGTTCCTAATATGTTTTGAGATTTAATTGTGTGAGGTATTTCTCCATCAAAAATTATTAATCTATTTGGAGTATAAGGACTAGAAAATAAAATATCTTTTTTATTATCTTTATAGAATACAGTTTCTCCACCCCATTCTGGATTCCATGTTATATTAGAATAATGCAAAGCAACAACTTGATTAGGATGAACATGGACAAAATTGACATCCATTGGTTTTGTTAAATTTACTATACATTTATTATTATAATTATTTATTCCTATATTTTTATCTTTTAATTTATCTAACACAGGTTCTAATAGTTTAGTTTTCTGTATATCTAAAAGATTATATTCAGCGTGTATATTAGGAAAAGCTCTATGTTGTAATTCATCGCTATCTTCCCAACCTATTTTAAAATTAGAATTCATAATTAAATTAAATAAATTACTAGATTCATGAGCGGTTAAAAGATTATCATAAGTTTCTATCATTATTTTATTTCACCCCAATTAGGACCAGACTCATAATCAACTTTGTTAGGTACTTCCAAGTCAACCGCATTTTCCATTATGTCTTTTATTTTATTAGCTTGTTCTTCTGATTCAATAGAAAAATCTAATTCATCATGTATTTGTATATGACCTATTAAACCTTCCTTATATAGTTCTACCATTGCTTTCTTAGTCATGTCAGCTGCGCTACCTTGAATTAATTTATTTAAAGCTTTGTATGTAAAAGCTCTACGTGTAGCGTTTTGATGCCAGTAGTTTCGTTTTGGTTTACCATCTTTATCTTTTACAACATTACCTTCAAAGTCTTTTATGTGTGGTCCCATCTCTTGAAGTTCTAACATACGTTCATGATCTTCAGGTGGTACGTATGTTCCCCAGTCTGCTCCACGTAATACTGGTTCGTATTTAGGAAATCTGCAACGTCTACCTAATAAAGTTTTGATCTGTCCTCTAGCTTCTGAAGCTTTCATAACTTTGTTCATTAACTGTTTAACGAAAGGTGCTTCACTGTGATATTTTGTAAATAGTTCTTCTGATTTTTCTTTTGATACTCCAAGTTCTCCTTGTAGTTTTGCTTTACCCATACCATAAAACAAACCTAAGTTAATTGTCTTTGCTTGTGATCTTGGAATCTTAGCCATCTCTGCAACAATTTTGTGAAAGTCTGTTGATGGATCTGTCTCGTATGAATCTGCAATTTTATTTACAGATGGTAAAGAAAATTTTAAAGCATAGTGTGCAACAAGTCTTGGTTCCTGTTGCGAGTAATCAAATGTTCCCCACTTACAACCTTCTTCAGGTATAAATAAACTTCTAAGTAAAGGCCCTGTTTCCGGATCCCTGGCAGGTATTTGCTGTAGGTTTGGATTCGAATAACTAAATCGTCCTGTAACTGTACCACCATCATCAGATCTTATTTGGTTTATATCTGCATGGATTCTACCATTGTGTTCGTGTTTTAAAATAGTATCTATGAATGTAGTTCTAACCTTGTTTATTTTTCTTGCTTCTGCTATCATGTTAACTACAGGATTAGCATGATTAGAAATAAAATTTTTAGTAAATGAAGGAGAGTTTGTCTTTTCAGTTCGGGTATAAGGTAGCTTCAGTTTGTCAAAAACTTTCGCAATACTTGCTGCAGCCCATATCTGAGTATCTACTCCTGTTTCTATTTTTACTTGTTGCAATAAGTTTTCTTCTTTTACTGCCAGTGCTGTTTTCAATTGATTGGCTTTCTCGATATCTACCCGAACACCTAGGTGGCGCATATCAACTAAACAAGGAAAGAGATCAGTCTCAAGATTAAATATATCCTGTAGGTTATCTTCTATAATTACTTTTTTTAATTTGTGCCAAAGTCTTAAAGTTAGTTCAGCATCTTTTTCAGCATAACCCCCAACTTCCATTGCAGGCATTCTCCACATATCTGCTTTTGGATCGAGTCCTCTTTCTTTTGCAGCTTGATTTAATCTTGCTTCACTCTTACCTTCACCAAGGTGATGCCAAGACAAAGTATTCAATGTATATGAAAATCTATTTTCATCAATTAATGATGATGCAATCATGGTATCTATAATTAAACCATTGATTTTTATACCTAAATTACGTATCCAACATACGTCATACATAGCGTTATGAAATATTTTTGTAGCAGGTGACTCACAAATATCTTTGAACCATTCGATAGTTTTTTTTCTATCCATATTAGGTCCTTGTTCATGTGCAATAGGAAAATAATTTTTATAACCATCTACTGCTACAGCAAAACCTACAATCTCACCGTTACCTGATATAGCTCCAGAGCCTGTTGATTTTAAATCTGGATCACGTGTTTCTAAGTCAATTGCAATTTCATCAGCTGATCTTAGATCAGGATATTCTTTTGGTATAACCCATTCTGTATGTGGTACTATCATATTAATCTACTCCAAAAATAAATAGTCATTAATGTATAAAAAAATAAATCATGCACTGCAAATTGATTCACTTCTTTTTGACCATGTCTTTCATCTTCTTTATTTCTAATTCACAATAATGAATTACCTTTTCTAAGTCTTGTATACCATTTTTATTTTTATAACGGCACACATACTTTATAACGTTTCCTTGAAAAAAAGAAAGTTCATTCTTAGAAATAAATTCATAAGGTTGAATGTGAAACGATTTATAGTGACTCCCCCCTATCTGCTTGTCTTGAGGAAATGCATCTTTAAATATATCTTTATTTGTCATATTATTGGATAAGCCTTTCTGGTTTTATTTGCTAGTTTAAATGTATAGAGATTATTTCTTGCACGTGTATATGCAACATACCAAACTCTATGTTCTTCATCTGCTTTATCATTGCTTTGATTCATTGCTTTGATTATCTTGTCACCAAGATCTGTACAGAGAATTACGTTATCTTGTTCACCACCTTTAATAGCGTGAATAGTAGAAATCCAAATTCTTGCTTCTTTGTCTAAGTCTTCTTTGTTTTCAAAAAGACGTACTAAATATTCTTTTTGTTCTTGTTCATCTTTGTCTGCTAATACAAATGCATCAAACCAGTTTTCATTCTTGTTCCATACAACATTTCCAGTGTATTCTTTAATGTCTTTTATCTGTTCTTCTATTAGCTCTTCTCCTTTACGCCAACGTTCATAGTTTTTTACAGCCTTATATAAAGATACTTTAATACTTTTTCTTTTAGTGCTTTCAAAAAACAAACCTTTTTCAATAAGTATTTTTTCTATTTTTAATAGTTTTGATACAGTCCTTGCAAGAATTAACCATTTACCTTTTGTTAAATCTATTTCATCTAAATTATATATCTCTTCACAAAGACCTTCGTGATCTCTTGGATAATATTTTTTATTTTTCTTAATTCCAGATATATTTCCAATCGCTATCCTAGATTGTTGCTGTACAGTTTTAGATATTCTTTTTGAATATATTAAAACTTTTTCTTTTGCAGGTTCTTTTATAAATCTACTAACATCTGCTCCAGCCCATGCAAAGATAGCTTGATCATCATCTCCTGCAAGATACATATCTTTAGTTTTAGTTTTTAAAATATCAAATAGTTTCCATTGCAATGGTGAAAGATCTTGAGCTTCATCTATAAAGATAACATCAAACTCTGGAA